CCATTATTCAAATCCTCCTCTGGCAGTAAAAACTCTAGCTGCTGGATGATTATTTTTTGGTTCTTCCGGTTTGTTATTCCGTCTAACCTCGAATAAGTCTCTCCAGCCCCCTGCTATGGCGTTTTCAAGGGCTTGTTTCCTATCCTGTGTAGGAAATGACCTTAGCTTCTTAAAGATGCGGTTAGCAACGCTTGTAGAGCAAGTTCCTTTATTTTTATATCTGATGGGCCACCATTCACAGATTAAATCCCTGTATTCTTTAAGATCTTCTGGTATAACACTTCCATTGATTAATGGATTTGCAAAAGGATCTAAGTGGGTTGGGATCGCTTTGCTTTTAGATTTACGTTTCATTGCAGTTCTAATTAGATTTCTAATAAGACCTGATTTTGTTAGTTCATCTTCAGTATTGAGATCAAGCCATTCAATCATCTCCTGATCCAAATACATGGTGAACTTTTCTTTCTTTGCCATAAATTATTTTAACTTTTGTCAGTGTATATGCGTTTATGTGTGGTGTCAATCTGTATATTTTAAAAAATCTTCTCTATATCCTTAAATGTAGTTATATTATATATATAAATATATATATATTATTACTATATCTATTCATGTATTTATAAATATATTTATATCTAATAATATTCTTTTTCTTTTGGTTCTTTTCTTTTTCTTAAAATCGCCATTCATAGTTTTGCCATTCATGTAATCTTATTGATTTGTGATATTATAGTTATATATAAATGCCATTCATTATGACAGAATCTCATGGGAAGTTAAAAAGAATCAGTGTCAGTGTTGATGAAAAAGACTATGCAAAATTAAAAAACCTATCAAAAGCTGGACTTTCAATAGGATTTTTAATCAGAGAATCTATTTCAGATTTTTTAAAAAAAGTTGAAAAATAATTAACTTAAATAATTTATTTCATTTTGATAAAGTGTTATCAACTCTTGATATTGCTTTTCTGAATATGCTCTTTTATCTTCTAATATAAAATCAGACCAATCACAACCTTCAGTCTTAATTTCTAAATTAGTGCCATTGAATTTATATTCAAATTCTGCACCATCAACTTTTGAAATGAATTTTTTAATCATTTAATACCTCTATCAATAATTAAATGGAATATTATGACCTCTGCCATGAGATTCTCTTTTGCTTTCCAATGCTTTTCTATCTCTTTCCTCTGGAGTGATGATATATTCAGCATCACTGTAAGGACTATCTCCATCAGGAGTAGGATCAAAATAAATTATTTCATCTAATGAATCAATAATTTCGTAAAGTTGATCTTCAAAGCTAAATACTTCAAAGTCTCTATCAGGTGGGCTTTTTTCTAATTCTTCCTTGATATATTTATCAAGTTGATTTCTAATCTGTTCAAGTTTAGTCATTGGTTTCCTCCATGTAAGGTGATTTAAATGTGTCATAAATATATGAATCTCTTTCCCACCAATCATCTATATAATCTTTAGTGGCTATTATTGAGTATCCTTCATCAGATTCATTACATAAATCTATAAAATATTCTGCAAATTCATCATAAAAATCTGGACTTAAATTAAATTGTCTAGCAATTTCAAATGCTCTATCTCTAGCGTGTTCATCAAATTGTTCAGCCATATATTGCTGATCCATTTCATCCATAACTTGATCTGGTAATGGGTTGTCAATCATTCTTTTACCTCCTCAATAAATTCAATTTCTTCTATTTGATGTGATCCATCAACATCTTCATCGTTATAACTATCAGTTATTGATAGTCCTTTATTATGTTTTAATTCTGCTTCTTTTAATAATTGCTGATTCTGTAATATGGTATTTATTAATCATTTTTTTAAATCCTCCATAGTTGTTTTAATTTTTTCTTCAAACCAGTCACTATCTGTAATTACATCTATTTCATGATTTACTAAATCAAGAATATAATTCTTAATTAGTTTTGTAAGTTGTAAAGAAAATTCTTCATCAACTTGATTAAGTATTGGATCGGTAGTCATTTTATAAAGTTTTTGGAAAGTACTGGACTTATATCATTGGAATGTGGCTCAAAAGAGAACTCAGGTATGTCAATAAATGCCAGTAAATTAATTAGTGATTCTCATGCGAATTTCTCATAAGTTTAAATTTAAGGTTTAAATAATCTTTAAATTGTTCTTCAGTACAATTTTCTAAATAAGAGCAATCATTATCTAAAATGTTATTTAATAACTTTAATTGTTTATTTGTAATAATTAATTTCATAATTTTTTTAAATCTTTTTTTAATTTGGTTATTTTTGTTAAAACATTTACTTTTTCTTCTATAGTTAAATCTTTTAATTTTTTCATACATTTATTTATTTCACTTTCAACTGTTTCTTTATAAGATTTTATCTCTAAAGCATTATGTATATCAGGTATAACTAATTCATCATAAATCTTGTTATACCATCTATTAGCGGTTGCATTTGATATTTTAAAATGACTTATAAAATATTTAATACAATTAGCTCTAGTTTCTTCTCTATCAAGATAATCCTGAGCTAAGTCTTTAGCTTCTTGTTTAGAGTATTCCCACTTTTCTTTATCTAACATTATTCAATCTCCTCTAATATTGATCTAAATTCAAAAAGTATTTCATTAGTATCAAGAATTTCTTCAGCATAATCTGAATCACCCCAATCTAAAGATCTATCCATTATGGATTCGCAGCTTTCAATAACATATTCTTTAAGTTTTTTATACTGTTTATTAGTTAGTTTTAATGTTTTCATTCTTCTCTTGTCTCCCATTTAAGTGCATTATTAGAAAATTCCATTAATCTTTCTAATACATCATCCCTTGTATAATCTTTTTTTATTGCATCATTACCAAAAGCTATTTCAAAAACTTCTTCAATAAATTTATCATCTTTATATTTTTTATAACTTCTATTCAATTCTCTAATAGTCTTTAAAATTTTATCTTCATTTTTCGCTTTAAATGGACTATCTTCAAAATTACAACAATCCCAATTTTCTATCTGATAACCAGTATGTTCATAACTATAAAGACTATCAGTTGCATAGCAATCAATAGTATCTTCACCTTTATGATATTCACCATCTAAACAATCTCTAGTCCTATGGAATATCCATCCATATTTAAACTTAACGTCTTGAGGAAATACAAATGCCCAATTAGTATTATCTCTAATAATTTCATAGGCTTTTTTGTTAGTTAATTTATTCATAATTAATCAGTTGTAAATTTAACTTGACCTACAGTATTGCCATTAATATCTCTTAATTTTGTTTCTAGTTCCCATGACGTATCAGGGTCTATAACTGATTCAATAGCAGTTGCATAATTTTTTAGTATTCTTGAAACTTCAAAACCTAAATTTTCATCAGCAAAAGCTTCGTTATCAGTGTTAATTTTAATTGTGAGATTCATTTTTTTTCTCCATTTTTTTTTGTTTTTGGTTTATAAATAGAATTAGACCATTGATAATTCAATGTTTTTGGATTATTTAAAAATGGATCAATTATCATTTTTAGACTCCATATGTTCTTTGTAAGACTTTTCAAGAATTTCATTCAATTCTTTACCAGTTAAAAAAACAAATCCATTAATTAAATCTTTATCAATAAATTTGTATTTTTTATTAAAATTAATTTTCATTCTTAGATACCTCCTTAATATATAAATCTTCAGCTACGGCTTTACAGGCTTCAAATTCACTCATTTTTAAACCAGTAGCAAACCAGACAATATCTGATTTCAAACGTTCGTCTAAAACTTTACTTTTAGATAAATAGAAATTAACAAAAGTCTCAACTAATGCTATTTTTTGTAGATTTATTTGTTCCATTAAATATTCTCCTTTAAAAATTCAATAGCTCTATCTTCTATAGCTACAGCTACAAAAGGATTAATCTTAATCCAATTACTTAAGTCTTTAAGAGATAAACCACTCTCAAGGGAATATTCTTGATAGGCTTTATTCCAGTACTTAGATTTTTCTTTTAAAGTCCAATTCATAATTAATACTCACATTCAAGGATTTTTCTAAGCATTACTTCATCATTCATGCTTATAGCTTTTTGAATATTTAAATTTTCTAAACATTCATTAGGATCAATAAGGTATTCACCCATTATTGATTGATAAATTAACCCATTCATGGGCTTAGTCTTTTTGGAAAGTGTCATTAAACTGGTATGTTTATGTAAGTTATTATAGGTATAAGAATGAAATAACGCAAGTATTGTTAAATTAATAAAAAAAGAGTCTTATTTTTAAGACTCTCTGAAACTAGGTGCAATTATTCCAAATCCACCCCAGTCACTATAAAAAGGATAAATTTTGTTTTTTCTCATATAATCATCATCAATTTTTAAGGTAAATCCTCTACAATCACCATTAAAAAATACTGGTATCTTTTGACTTTTAAAATTTAAAAGTTTATCTACTTTATTTAAAATTTCATCAATTACTTTTGTTTCTTCTTCTTCACTTAGTAAAGAACCATTACAAAAATCAGTTGCTAATCTATGAGCTAGATTTTCAATTTTAAATAATGCCTTACAAAGTTTTATTTCATCAATAGATGAATCTAAGTTGAAAACTCTTTTTAAATTTTGACCATGTTCAAAAATATTTTGATACATAGTGTCCTTTTTTTCTTTAAGTGTTGGCATTTTGGAAAGTTTGTTAATGCTCTTTAATTATATATCAAAATGACGTTAAAGTAATGTATTTATTAGACATTCACATATTATTTTTACATTCAGTTTAAAAAATCCATTCAATTTGCCATTCAGTTTATTTTTTTTATTATTTAAAATTTTTTTAATTTTTTTGAAAAAATTTTTGGAGAAAAATTTTTAAATTTTTACATTAAAAAAAGGTTAGGTGCAAGTTTTTGTAAGTCTCCAGTATAAAGTATTTTCTCCGGAAAAGTTCTCCGGAAAAATAATTTTCTCCGGAGATTTTATCCTGATAATTAATAAGTCCCATATCCTATTGTCTCCTCTGCATCTGGTAACGTCTTAAGTGTGAAGTATCCACACTCTTTCCTTAGACTCTCAACAGTGTCATCTTTTGAATAGTCTTGGTTCTGAAATTCGCAGGCTTCATAACCTTTAGTCTCCACAAAATCAACTAACTCTTTTTTTGATATGGTCGCAGCTATGTGGCCATAATCTCCGCACTCGTTTGCAATTAATAAAACGTTTAACATGATTTTAATTTAATAATGGTTGATAGTGTTTTTTAAAAAAATATAAATGAGCGTGGTTACACACGCCCAGATAATAAAAGTAGTCATAATAAAATTATTAGAACTATGTAAGGAAATAAAATAAATTTCATTAGTCTTTTAACCTCTTTTGAACTGCCTGTCTACTTATATTGTAAATCTGACCAATTTCTGAAAATGTTAAGCCTCTACTTCTTAAAAGTTGTAAATCTTTTGTATTAGATTGTTCTTGATTTACTGCTTTACGAATTAACATTCTTGTAAATTGTGAGAGATTAATTTCTGAAGTTGTTTCTAAAACTAACTGCCGATACTGGTCATAAAGACCAGCAGGCAAAGTTACTTTTATTTGATGCTGTTTAATTTTGTTAGTCATCACTTAACCTCACTTGTATTAAGGTTATTAACTAGATATGCTGCTAGTTCATCTTTTAAACTGTCGTCTTTTGATTCTTCGATCTTATTAACAATAACTTTGAATACTTCAGTTAAATATTCTTTATCTGTTGAATAAGTACTAGATAGCATTTGAAAACTAGATACAATATCTTTCTTGATTTGTTTGTTATCTAATCTGATATGTAATTCTTTAGATTCGTTAGAAATATCTAAGAATGAACTATAAGAACCGAAAGCAAAATTAATTTTAAGTTGTTCAGTATCTAGCGTTTGTTTATCGCTAGTGGGAAATAAGTTGAATGAGTTCATTGGAAAGTTAGTAGTTTTTGTTTAGATTAAGTTAAGTGTTCCTAAAATTTTTATTGTTGTTAGTCCAGATGTAAAAACAAAAGAACCAAAAACGGTAATTTGAAATACTCAACTATAATTAATATAGCATAAATTAGTAAACAAAGATAACAAAAAGTACAAATAAATTATTTTTTAATATTGCGAGTCTAAATTTTATACCTAGTGTTATTTGTTTTAACTTCTTTAAATTTCTATGTTCTGTATGGGCTTTGTATGGACTTCTAAGGGCTTTTATGGACTTTTATGGGGTACAAGTTCAAAAAAAATTTTTTTACAGGGCAAGGCGAGGAACTTAAATATATTTTGACTAATTTTTTGGTTCAACTTTTATAGATAGTTCTGGAGCTTGAATATTAACTGTTTCAACAGATTCACCTATAACTTTTCCAAGACTATCGAGAATTTGTGCTGCGGTTTGAAGTTGACCTTTTTTAACTGCTTTGTTAAATAGACGTATTCTCATAGCTTGTAAACGAGGAAGTAGAGCTTCTCTATCTTTTTCCCAATCTTCGTTATTCCAAACTTTAACTCTATCCCAATCATGCCAGGCGGTAGTTTCGGAAATATTTTCTATTGAGGAGTGTTCTATTACTAATTGGCGAGTAGTTTTACCTTCAAGTTGGCGAGCGTATAGACGTTGAGAGCGTTTTAGGACATCTGAAATTGTGGAGCGAGTTCTTTTTTTAGCAGGATTAGCGAGAGGATTATTTAATATGTTTTCAGGAAAAGTAGAGGAAGCCACGGACTTGATCTTAGTAGTATTTAGTTGAATGATAACTTAAAAGTAGTGAAATAGGCTATAAAGTAGGGTAGTTATTGAATTTTTTATTAATTATATGGTTGTAAGTGGAAAAAAACGAGAAGAGATTAGTTTAAGGTATGCTCAGGGGGAGGTATTTAATTCAAAGAAAAGATTTAGGGTACTGGTTGCGGGTAGAAGATTTGGAAAAAGTTATTTATCTTGTATAGAACTGTTGAGAGGAGCTATTGAACGACCTGGAGAGGTTTATTTTTATTGTGCTCCTACATATCGGATGGCAAAGGATATTGCATGGAAGGAATTGAAGAGGTTGACACCAAAGGTATGGATTCAAAGTAAGAATGAAACAGATTTAAGGCTGGAATTGATTAATGGATCAACTATTGAATTGAAGGGAACAGAAAATGCGATGGCATTGAGAGGAAGAAGTTTAGCTGGTGTTGTATTGGATGAAGCAGCATTTATGGATAGAGATGTTTGGGCTGAAGTAATAAGACCTGCGTTAGCTGATAAACAAGGATGGGCACTGTTTATTAGTACGCCAGATGGAACAGCGAGTTGGTTTTATGATATGTGGTGTTATTGCGGAGAGGAGGAATGGAAAGATTGGCAAAGATGGAGTTTTACGACTATTGAGGGGGGTAATGTAGCGAAAGAGGAGGTTGAAGCAGCTAGGGGTCAATTAGATGCGAGGACATTCAGACAGGAATTTGAAGCTAGTTTTGAGAATTTAACAGGATTAGTTGCTGTAAGTTTTGCTGATGACAATATTGATAAGGAAGTAGCAGATTTACATATGCTTCCTTTGTTAATTGGATTGGATTTTAATGTTGACCCTATGGCAGGTATCTGT